GGCAACGTCTATGAAATAGCCGTTAAGAAGGATGATGCCGGACAGACTAACAAAGTGGAAATAGCCAAAGACAAACCGGAAGTAACACTTTCTAGGTGGAATGGTGAGGAGTCTATCACAGTCAGCAGGGCTGGCGAGTTTAATGCTATGACTAGAGACTTATTTTCTAAGACAGGTAAGCTGGAAAGGAAAGACGGCAAGGAAGCTGTCCTTATTGAGCCGTTACAAACCGATGACGGAGTGAAGATTGATATAACGCTTAATGAAAAGCCGTTGACTAATAAGTTTGATTTCAACATTACGGGCTGGGAGGATTTAGATTTCTTTTATCAGCCGGCTCTCACTCCGGAGGAAATAGCAGACGGAGTAGATATGCCTGAAAATGTTGTAGGAAGCTATGCTGTATATCATAAAACTAAAGCCAATCATATTGTAGGACAAACTAACTATATGACGGGTAAGCTTTACCATATCTACAGACCTAAAGTTATTGATAGCGGTGGTAATGAGATATGGGGAGAGCTGGGCTACTCTAACGGAGTATTAAGCGTAACTGTAGACCAGAGCTTTTTAGACACGGCTACTTATCCGGTGAGGATTGATCCGACATTTGGGAAGACTAGTGCTGGAGCTACCGGGTGGAGTACGGATAATCTTGTTACCGGTTCTTCCAGCACAATGCCAGAATCTGGTACAGTAACTAAAATAACTGCTTATATGAGAGATCAAGGTGATGCTGGACACTTAACTAAGGCAGGTATTTACATTCACTCTTCTTCAGCTTTTGTACCAGGTTCGACTAGCACTATAGGAAATAGTACTGCTAATGATACTCCATCATGGGTGGATTACACCTATAGTGTTTCGGGACCATCTCTTACTTCTGGCACTAAATATGTTTTAGTTGTTGTTTCAGATAATGTTGTAAACGAAGCTTATGTATATTCTGATGTTGTAACTGGAGGTGGTCAAAGTGATAGTCAGGTATATGCTTCTGCATTTGAAGATCCAGGAGTTTTTGTATCAAGGGACAGATATTTTTCAATTTATGCTACTTACACAGCTATAGGTGGCAGCGGCTTCAACCCCTACATCCGTAACCCTAAAGGCCCGAAAGGAGCAGGTGTGAGCAGAGATTCTAATAGGTAACTACTACATTTGCATAGGCACAATATACCCGTAGTTACGAAATTTTTTAAAAAGATAATCTAAGAGTATGGAACGTACAGAAAAATACCTACCATATCTCTTTCTGTTCTTAACTATAGTCTCCTCTGGTGTTGTGCTTGTAAGCATTTTTTATATACTTGCCACAGCTAATCAAACTCAAGAGCGTCTCACTGTTGCTGAAAAGACTCTTAGCGAGCTTATTAACTTTATAAACAATAATGCGGTCCCAGCAGATCAAGTAATCAAGTAGCGTGAATAATCGAAGAGGCCAAATTAGTATACTGGGGGCAATAGGCATAGGAGTAAGCATAGCCGTAGCAGCTATAGGCGGTTTTTTTTCGAACACTATACGCAATGAAGATAGAGCAATAGGTACGGCATCAGCTATTTCCGCTCTTCAAGCGGAAGTTAGCGCGGTAAAATCCAGTGTTGAAAAGCTAGAAAAAGACGGCGAACAAACAAGAAAAGATGTAAGCGAGATAAAAACCCTTTTGATACAGATGAGAGCTAGGTAGTTACAAAAACCATAAAATTGATTTAATAAGTCTAATGAAGTCTATTATTGTGCTAATAATCCTCATTCTAATTGCATTGTTAGGAATATGGTACATAGAAAGTAAGAGGATTCCCCCCTTAGAGGATTTACCTGAATTTCCTAAAGGTCCGCTCGTCCCAAATATAGAGTTAAGAGATACGCCTAATACTGTATACCCGGAGTACGAAGGTAAGGGATAAACCTATGGAACAGCTTAAAAACCTCTTAAACAGCCTTATAACCCTAGTAACAAGCCTTGATAAAAGGACTAAGAGGCTTATAGAATTTGCGGAAGCCATAAAGATACATGAGGGTTGGTTTCCGGGGAGTAGAAGTTTTAGAAATAAAAACCCGGGAAATTTGAAGTATGTTGGTCAAAGAAAGGCTATAGGCGAGGATCAGTCAGGTTTTGCGATTTTCAAAACCTATGATGACGGATTCTACGCTCTTTTTAAAATGCTAGATAATGCTTGTGAAGGATATTCGGAAATATACAAAGCAGAAATGACGCTCTTAGAATTTTTTGCAGTCTATGCCCCTAGATCAGATAACAATGATCCAGTAGCTTACGCCATGTTTGTAGCAGACAGGCTCAAGGTCGAACCTAACACAAAATTAAAAGATTTATTTATATGAATAAATGGTGGTCGTCGTCAGCTAACCCGGAAGAGTTAGGTATGGCGCTTAAAGGTGTATCGGTAGTTGGTGCGGTTTCCGTGATAGTTGCTATTCTTGGTTTATTAGGAGTTGATCTTGATTCTACTCAAGTTACTAATGTCTTAGAAAACCTTTTACAAGGCATTGGCGGACTCATGATAGCTTACGGATTAGTGCGTAAAATAATCATTAAGATGAAAAAGCCCTCTTAATGTGGTATACTTACCAAAGTAATTGAGGGAAAACAATTATTCTTTGCCCAGTACACAGAAGCCCCGAAAGGGGTTTGTGTGTTATGTATGTTATAATGTACATAGAACTTAAACACGGAGGAACTTATGACTCCAAAATGCTGTGGTACTGAAATGACATGGGACGGTCCAAACAACAAATACAAGTGTAATTCGTGCGGCAGAGTAGTTGCCGGAGGAGTTTCAAAATGCTCACTCAAATACCAATCGTTGTATGCGCCGTGTGTGCAGAATTTATTCCTTCTTTACCTGTTGTGTGGTGCGTTTGTATTTCCTGCGCCCACAAATTAGGCATAGAGCCGTACACACTCGGAGTGTTTGATAAAAACGGGGATCAGATCATCGCTGCTATCGAACAAAAAACGGAGACACGTATTTACAGACAAGAACAGCCTCTCGCAACCTCGGGTAACACCTGAACTGCATCATAGGATTAGATCTTTCAGTGTGTTACCCAGAGTTTTCTTCCTCCTCTCCAAAGGTGTCCCCGTTCGTTTCCCGTGAGTTATCCAGGCAACGGGGACACCGGAGTTTATAAGCGTCGCCAATCTCGTGCTAATAGGGATATGCGGCACGAAAAACCCCACTCCTTTAGTATTGGAAGTGGGGTTTAATTTTAAAAACAAACAACCCCCGTGTTGAGCCGAGGGTTATTTGCTATGAATAGAACTCTGAAAGGTTTTACCTTTCTATTATAGCATATTAAAATAAAATCAAATGACTTTCTTAATCTTATCATTCCTAGCTTCAATCGTACTCTTTTATATTTTTAATGTAGAAAATCATTTTTTTCACTATCTATTAGGTTTTTTAGGCGGATTTACTATTACATGGAGAATACTCATGTCTCAAAATGGGTAGTTACAAAACGTTTTAATAAACGATAATGACCTTATGACAAAGAACGATATTTACTCCCGCGTTACTAATCTTTTAGACGACGAGGAGATAGACACTTCTCTATTTGATTATTTATTAGACCTTGCGCAGGCAAGACGCGAAGGTATGCGGCCATGGGCTAAATTAAGAGCGGTAGATACAGCAAATACCGTAACAGCAGGGAATACTTTCCTCTCTTCTAAAACGCTTCCGACAAACTTCCGTAAGTTTTATTCCAATAGACCGATCTCTCTAATAGATAGTAACAATAATTTCTTTGGATTCAGATCAGGTATTCCTTTCGAGGAGCGATACCAGTACCAATCAGATAGCGAAGTATTTTATGTCGATCATGCCAATGACACGTTTTACCTTTGCGGTAATGTAAACCAAACTCTCATAATAGCCATGTTTTATATAAAAAAGCCTACACTCGTATCTTCTGATGATGCGGCTGAATGGGTTTTCCCGGAAGAATATCACGGAATCTTACCCCTAGATATAGCAACATACTACCGTCTCGGTCCCGATTATGACATCTTAGGCAATGCACAGGGAGAAAGGTATGCAACTATTGCGAACGGTCTCTACAGAGAAATGGAAAAATGGGATAATGAGCTACAACTCTTCGCGCTCCAGGGTAGATCATACGAAACAGGCGGAGCATTTCATAATTCAGGCGGTTTTCTTAGAAGATAATGCCACAAATAGAACGTAAAAAAATTTCAACTTTTGGCGGGTTAAACACCAAAATTAAAGATACGAAAACCCTACCGAGGGGTGTATCGCCTGATTCTCTTAATTGGCTTGTAGGTGAAGAAAAAGACAACATTGCATTAAGACGAGGAGTTGAGAGGTTGGGAACTACAGATGGCGGCACTGGAAAGGTAACAGGCATCGCCATAGGCTCGCTAAACCCAACAGGAGAGCGAATACCATTCTTTACTCATGGTAGAAAACTAAAATACTACGACGCTGATGCTGATGACGTAGCCGAGGTAGGATCTGATCTTTTACCAGCAGCAGCAAGCGGTGAAGATGTATCAGTGAACGCTTATTCAAACCTCGCGGGTTCTTTTATTTATCTTTCCTCGCCAAACTCGTCAGTATATAAAGTCCACATTGCTAATCCGGGGAGTGCTGTAGATCAGGCCACAACCAATTACAAAGGCATCTTTCATTTTGCGCAGTCAAGATTATTTTTATTCCAGAGATACGGTACAAATAATTCCAAAGACCTCACAAACGTTTATCTCTCATACATTGATAAAATATCTCTTTCCGATTATCCACAAACCACTGCCGAAGCTGTAGGCTCATCAGGCAGTACTCACTACACTCATACTCTAGTAGCTGTTACGGGCGTTAAAACAGCTTTTCAGTTGGTAGTGTCGGCAACCACAGGTGCAGGGACAGAAACATTCACAGACAACGGAGATGGTACGCTCACGTCAAATTTTGATGGCACGGGAACAGTAAACTACTCAACCGGGGCTATTGTTGTAGATTTCGCTAACACAACCACGGGCGCGGTTACTTGCTCCTATTACACCGAAGACGCAACAGACGAGGGTGTTTTAGACTTTGATTACAACGTAGCCGCACGGGTAGCGGGTACGGGTAATTTATTCACGCAGTTTTCCGGTGGCGGTAAGCTCATGCACATCGCTAACATTGGTAACGTTTTTGTATGTATTCACGAATTTAAAACTTGGCAATTAACCATCCCAACAGATGACGGAGGCTTTGAAGGTTCGCTGCCGACTAACCTACCTTACCGTGAGCAGATGGGTATTTCATACTCAAGAGGTGCTTGCGGGGCTTCTGATGGCGTTTATCTCATAAATACAGCAAGCCCAGAATCTACAGAAGTAATTAGAATTGTCCCCTATCAAGGTTCAGCCGAAGCCAATACCTTAATACCAGAGGTATTATCAAACAGCTTGGATCTTTCAGTATTTGATTATTCCTTTGCACCGGTCTTTGAGTGGGGTGATTATGTCATATTTTCATGCGCACAGATAAGAAATGGTGTTGCGGATAACGTAAATTCAAGGACATTTCTTTACCATAAACTCTCAAAGGTTTGGAATCTCACAGACTTGCCCGCCACAGCTTTTGCAAACTACAACGGACTTCTTCTCGCTGCAGATCCATTAGAGAACAATGTCTATAGACTCTTCACAGGTTTTGCAGACCAAGACTCGCTAATTTATAACTACTGGACTTCCGGCAGAGACGATCTTGATTGGACTGGAAAAAAGAAGGTTAAAAGAATGCTTATCGAAGGACTAATACAGACCACGCAACAAGTAGAAGTTTCTATTTCACTAAATGGCGGATCTTTTGTAACAGTATTTACAATAGACGGATCAGGAGAGTATGTAGATACAGGCACATCAATAAGCATTGGTAATAACATGTTCGGGTCCAAAGTGATAGGCGGGGGCGGAGGCACAACATCAGCTAATCCTTTTTCAGTAGAATTTCCTATAAATACCCGAACATTCGAGGATATTCGCATTAAGTTCGAGGCAATCAGCGGCGGTTATGTTCAGATAAATAGTTATGAGTGGTTAGACATTCGTTATGTTTCTTATAAATCATCATCACCCCATCTCTCTTAGTTACAAAAGAAAATAAAACCGTAAAATTGAATATATGACATTTCTTAGTTCACTCGCTGCCGCAGTGTTAATGCTGCTTTCGATGTTCTCTTCCAATCAAGCGGGTACTGCTGTACCGCAAAGTTTCGCGCTTGTTGACACTTATCTAGCTTCATCGATTGACACAACAGCAACATCTTTCACACTTGCAGACGGAACAACAAGAGACGGCACTGCTTTGAGCGGTTACATTTGTTTTACGCTCGACGTTAATTCACCGGATGTTGAATATGTGTGCGGTTTCGCTTCCGGCACATCAGTAACTAACGTCTCAAGGGGAATTAACCCAGTAAACCCGAATACTACATCATCAGCTCTTATTTCACCTCACAGACGTTTTGCTTCGGTCCAAGTTACCGATTATCCTTGGGCGCAGTTCGTAACTAGAAAACTCAACGGAGTAGATACTTTCGACGCGCCTCTTTACTACACTTTCGCGACAACCACAGGAATAACAGACAATCGACAAATTCCTAATAAAGCTTATGTTGATTCTATAGCAGCAGCCGGAGCCGCAGACGCCACATTTACAGCAAAGGGTATCTCATACATTTCAAATCTTTTTAGTTTAATAACAGGTTCGTCAACCCTAGAGGGAGGTGTGTATAAAGTACCTCACGCCGGCTATTTCAATGCGACAAGTACGACAACAAGCACAATTCCCGTAACTAATTACTTAGAAGGGACGCTATACAAAATCAGTCCGACATTCATAGCTACAACAACAGCTTACTCATGGAGCGGAGTGCATACGTTTACAGGCGGTATAGTAAGTTCAGGATCACTAACTCAAACAGGATCAGCTACATTTTCAGGCGATACACGAGGTAACTTCAAAGATATAGCCACCTATACAGCTGGTGAGAATATATCATCGACTAACGCCGTTTATCTAAAATCAAGCGATAGTAAGATCTATAGAACGTCGTCTAGTACGGATGAAGCTACTTATGGATTTATAGGGTTTGCCTTATCTGATATTACAACCAATTCTAGCGGTAATGTTCAAATAGGAGGTGTCGCTGATTATTTTTCAAATTTATCTAAGGGCATGAATTACTACGTAGGAGGTTCACCGAGTGGTACTCTTGCAACTTCTACTCTCCCAACACGGAAAACAAGAGCCGGATACGCAATTAGTTCTTCGAGTCTTCAAATAACAAACGACATGAGGTCAAGAATGATATACGGCGTATCAGCTGGGTCTACAACACTCACAATAGGGTTTCACGCAACTAAAGTAACTGGATGGGGTACAGGTGGCGATAGTATTTCACAGGGTATGTCTATGTCTAATGGCGTTGAGAGTTCTATTGTTATGGCAGACGCTAATAACTGTTCAGCAGAACAGCATTATAAAGCTCTGGCACAGAATCTCCTTAATTTGATAGATATAGGTGAGCACGGCTCTTGTATTGTTGATTATAACAGCGCAGGTACAGCTTCAATTTCCGCATGGGGTTCTACAACACTTACAATGTCAAATTCCGGGTCGTTTTCCGCAACCCTACTAATAGAACAATAAAGTCATGGCCACTACCTACAAATATGTTAATCAAGCAGGAGGACAGACCGGCGTACTTGAAAGAACAGATCAAGGCATTGAAACATTCCGTCCAATGACAGAGGAGCAAGCAAGGAAGAGTTACGATCCCGTAGCGATTGGGCTACCGAAAGCTACACCCGCGCAATCTTCAACCCCTGCCGTGCCAAGTGTAGATACTGCGAGATATGATAGAGGTCAATTCGATCAAGCAAGAAACATTGTCGAAAACATCCCAGAGCAAAAAACCGAAGATCAACTAAGGAGAGAAGAACTAGAACGTCAGAATGCCCGTATACAGGCTATAGGAAGCGTTTTCGCCGAAGAGAAGGCTAGAGAGGTAGAAGCCGGACAAAGACGTGAAGGAAGGGCTAGAGCAGCCTTAGCCGTGGCAGGACTCACAGGGTCCGAAGGTGAAGTGGGTTCAAAGATTGAGGAGCAAAAAGGCTTTACGGAAAGACAGTTAAAAAACGTTGAAGCTAGACAAGCTCTCGCCATTCAAGACATTTACGATCGTGTTGACGCATCAGTAAAAGAAAAGCTTGCAGTACAAAAAGCAGAGACTAAACAGGCGGCAGAAGCCACATTGCAAAGACTCGCTAAGCAGGCCACTCAAGACATTCAGGGCCTCGCAGCCTCAATGAACGGTACATCATTCCAAGACTTTAGAAACGCCGATAAACAGACGTACCAACAGCTTAAAGAGTTAAGCGGGCTCGGAGATTATCAACTTCAAGAAATGTGGAATCAGGCTATACCGGAACGGCTAAGACCGAAGTTTCAGGAGATTGTAACCATAGGCGAAAACGGCAATGCTTTTATAAAGCGTGTGCAATACAGTCCAAAGACTGGTCAGTTAGTAGACGCCGGCAGTTACGACACCGGAGTCCCGTATACTCAATACCCAGAAGCTAACGTAGTAAAAGGCAGCGACGGAGCTATGTACATTCCAGATCCAGCAGATCCGAATAGTTATAAACGCATAACCCCAATGACAGAAGAGGAAAGAAAACTTATTACAGTACCACAAGGGAGTAGATTAGTAGACCCAGCAACCGGAGAGATAATCGTTGAAGGCGCACCAAAAGAAGCTACAGACGCAGAAAAACTACGCTACCTTAAAGGACAACAGTTGAATAAAGCTAAAGAGTACGTAGAGTCCATAAAAGACAGTGAAGGCCATATTGATCCAAAAGAGTATCAGAGACTCCTTGCTGAATACACAGAGAAGGTAGGCGATGCGTCAGAATTTAACGACGTATTCGGCAGCTATCTCACTAATGAGCAGCGAAGGGATATGGGAATAGGTAAATCATACGCTGAAAGCGAAGACATTCTCGCCGAGTTCGCAAAAGTATTAGGCGGTCAATAACATGATCCATGGCAATATTCCAAAACATCAAAGAACAGTTCAAAGCTCTTCCTCAATATCTAGGCTCGCTCATAAAACCAAAAAAAGAAGAGTCTAAACAAACATTCCAATTCGATCAGGTTAAGACTTCCACCACTCCTTTAGCTAAACCAATAGGGGAGACCCCAAGATTTACAACAGAAAAGCCTAAAGAGACTCCTCTAGCTCCTTTCTCATTCGAGCCGATAGAAAAGACTAAGAGCGGTATAGCAGCATCAACTCAACCAGTATTCCCAGAAGGTGCGCAGTCTTTTACTCCTTTCGACGTAGATCCTATATCGAGAAGTGTAGGTGCATTATTAAAGACCGGAGAATTACCTAAAAATCCAAAAGAAGCTTTAGAACGCGCATTTGTAGAAAAAGAAGCACCATTTGCCTTTGAAGTTATCCAAGAGAAAGGCGAGAAGCTTCTCGAAGAAAAACCTATACTAAAAAAGATACCTTTCTCTAAATACCTACCAATCATTGCAGGTTTAGCCGCAGAGGTAGCTTTACCCGGTCCCGGTGAGTTTACTGCTCTAGGAAAATTGAAGAAGTTAAAGCTATCCGAAGAAGCCATAGACCTGATAGCAAAAGAAACAAACCCGGAAAAGTTAAAGGGTTTTGTGCGTGTGGCAGGTGTACCAGAAGAAATTATTGAAAACACCGCCGAGGTTTTAGCAAAAGTTGAGAATCCAAAAGAAGTCAAACAATACCTCACTAAAGCCATCAATTACACGCCAGAAGCAGCCAAAGGAGCTAAGCCCGCATATAAACTTACCACAGAAGGCTATAACAAGCTTGCCGACTATATAGACTACGCAGAAAAAACCCCAGCTCAAAAAGCTAAGGCATCTGCTTTTATTACCGACGCGCAAATAAAAGACTGGAGAACCGAAGCCGCAATCCTATTAAAGAGTGAAGGATATGACGTAAAGAAAATAACTACAGACAAAGAAGCCTCAAAAGCCTTACAAGAACTCTTCGACACCCCAAGCTTTAAGAAGGACATCGAGAAACCAGTACGTATTGGCCCCGGTACAGAAAAAGTAAAACCATTTCAGTTAGAAAAAAAGATTGAACTACCAGAGAAACCACCCTCTATCACAAAGCCAATAAGAGGAGAGGCAGGGAGATTTGCGGGGAGTAGGAGCGTGAAAGGAACACCTTTATTCGAAGAAGCTAGAAAATATAAGAGTGCGGAGGAGTTTGTGATGGCACAACCTAAAGTTTTTAGAGGTACAAGTGATGTAGTAAACCAGAATATTTTGAGAGATACTTTAGGAAAAGGTAGGTATTTTTCTACTTCAGAAAAAGTTGCAGGGCAATACGGAAAGATAGAGGAGGCTTCATTTTCTGGTCTAAACGTAAAAAAGTTTAATGATATCAATGAATATGATGATTTTGTTCAACCATTTTATTTAAAACTTAGAGACAGCTCTCCAATCTGGGATGGTTCGAGAGAATCAGCACTAAAGATAATGAGTGAAGCTAAAGATGTTGCTAATAAAGAACTTATTAAACAAGGTTTTGATGGTATATCTACATCAATTCATACAGGAGAAAATCTTTCAGTTATTTTCCCTGAAAGTATATCTAAAATAAAAAACAAATCCCAACTCGCCGACATTTGGAATGAAGCACATGGTGTAGAGGGAATTACTAACAAAGGAAAAACACCCATCCAATCAGCCGGAGCCTTCGCAGGCTTCCATCAAGACGAGGACGGTAATTGGCAATTCAGCCCAGAGCGCGCTCTTGCAGGAGTAATAGGAGTAGCCGGAATAACTAAAGGCGGCAAGTATTACGAAAAGTACCTAGACCAATTTATTAAGAATCCTAAAAGCTATGACGATGTAGCTAAGAATCTCGATGTCGAATTAAGAGCTATAGACGACACCATTAAACAACATCCGGCATACAAGCTAACAAAATACGCAAATAGAAACGGCGAACTCCCAGAAGTCTTAGGAAAACTTGAAAGTAAATTTGGTAAAAGCGGAGATGATCTAGTAACCGAATTAGGCTTTGAAGACTCTGAATCAGCCCGCAGAGCTTATGAGGAGTTACAAAGATTGAGACAGATAAGGAGAGAGACGCTTTCAAAAGTGAATCAAGTTAAGACCGCATCTATCATAGCAAAGAGAGAAAAGCTCGCTGAAAAAATGAATATGTCGGCTTTGGTAGAGTCAGATTTCCGAACCACCGGAGCCAAAAGCTTAGAACCCGGAGCATACAAAAAACCCGGTAAACAAATGAAGTTACTTCCCGAAGAATCTCCACCACCACCAAAACCAAAGATAGGACGAGGCGGACTCCAAGCACCAGAATTAAACTTCCTTAATTGGAAAGACAAGCCAGCTTTTGGACTCTCAAGAGAAACATTCGAAAGAAACATAGACCGAGTAGCAGGTAGCGACTCAAAAGCAGTCCGTGAATTTGTCGTTGATCCAATCGCAGAAAACGAAACAAAAAGAGCACGTTTCCTTACAGACCTACGTACGGAAGTCCGAGACGAAATGAAAAGACTAGCCATAAAAGCCAATACAGAAGCCGACGCGGACGTTATGAGGTTTGGAGAGGGTAGGCTTGGCGAAGAGGCTCTAATCAAGAAATACGGGCAGTCTAGGGCTAACCAGATCATCGAGGCATCCCAGTATTTCAGAAAAACTTACGATAAGCTGCTAGACTCCATAAACGAAACCCGAAAGAAATTCGGATATGCGATCATTCCAGCTCGTAAAGACTACTTCCGGCACTTCCAAGAGATAGGTTCGTACATCGAACAATTCGGAGTCATGCTCAAATCAGAGGATCTACCAACAAGTATTTCAGGTATGACGGAATTTTTCACACCCGGTAAACCATTCACTAACGTAGAGCTAAGAAGATACGCTAAGGAAACCAAAGAATCCGCTATTAGAGGTTTAGACAACTACCTAAACGCATCCTCTCGTCAGATATTCCACACCGACTCTGTCCAAAGAATCAGACAACTCGAAGGCTATCTAAGAAACCAAGCTAAATACTACGAGGATATTCAGAATATGGTAGAAGGCATAGTCAAGGAATTACCACCAAAAGTAAACCTTCCTAACTTTGTCGCCAATCTAAAAGAATACGGAAACCTCATAGCAGGTAAAAAGTCCGTAGTTGATAGAGGCTTAGAAGCTTATGTAGGGAGAAAAGTATTTACAGTCCTAGACTTTCTTAGAAGACAAACCGGAGCTAATATGGTTGGAGGAAATATAAGCTCTGCTCTAACAAACTTCATACCTTTTACTCAAGTTGCTGCTGCAACCGATAAAATACCTTTTCTGCGAGGTATGCTTTCGACGATCACGGATATAGCGAATAAAGATAAAAGACTGATTGATGGCATACAGTCAGGGTTCTTAACGAGAAGATTCGTTGAAGACGTGATCCACCCGAATGCTTTAGAAAAAACAAGAGACATAATATCCTCATTATTTAAATTCGTTGACTACTTCACATCAAAAACTGCCGTAGCCGGTAAATATTACGAGCTAGTTAAAAAGGGAATGAGCGCAGAAGATGCTATGAAAGCCGCAGATCAATTTGCTGCCAAGGTGATAGCAGACAGAAGCATAGGTCAGCAACCTAACCTCTTTGCATCAAAGAGTTTTGGCACACTCATGCAATTCCAACTAGAAGTAAACAATATAGTCTCATGGATACTGCGAGATCTACCAAAAGAAGCGAAAGGAAAAAAGGCAATACTCGCGGGAATGGTAACCCAATATTTCCTTTATTCTTATATCTACAACAACATCTTTGAACACTTCACCGGGCGAAGACCGACTATAGATCCAATTCACGGAGGACTAACTCTCGCCGGACTCACGGATCAGAGTGAAGAACAAACAATAAATCAAAGAGTTATGGAATTTTCTAAAGACGTAGCAAATAATATACCATTCGTTTCGTTTATTACTGGCGGCAGACTTCCAGTAAGCGCAGGTGTACCGAATCTAGTTAAGGTATTCCAAGGCGAAGACATACCACAAGAATTAGCAAAACCAGCTATCTTTTTCGGTGCGCCTTTTGGCGGGTTACAAGCCAAGAAAACGTTTGAAGGGGTTAAATCTTTCTTAACTAAAGAAGTAAAAACAAAAGCCGGAAACGTGAAAGCAGAAATAAGTCAGACATTCGGCAACTTCCTAAGAGGTGCAGTATTCGGTCCATCGGCATTTAAGGAAACTATCAAAGCTAATAAGACTCTCAACGAGATTTACTCTCACGCAGATAGACAGACAAAAGATCAACTAGAAATGCGTAAGAAGGCAGAAAAAGAGCTAAAGAACCTTATAAAAAATAAGGGTCCCGAAGCCCAGCAGAAATTCTTACAACTTATCAAAGAAGACCGAAGACTTGCCGAAACAATTGTAGAGGTATTTAAAGATCAACAAGCAGGCCTAAACAGTGTTGATATAGCCTTAAAACAGCTCAATATAATGACAGGAGATAGAGCTAAGGAAATACATCGACAAATGAATAAGCTTAAAACAAGAGATGAGAAAATGAAGTTTATTGGAGAACTGATCAAGAAAAAGGTCGTTTCGGAAACAGTCTTAAAACAGCTTATTATTCTGATGAAAAATGAAGCTGAAAAGTAAGCTTAATTAAGAAGTCCTAAGATGGCAGCGAATCCGCCAACCACAAGACAATACACAGCAGCTACAAGAATAGTTGTAAGTATTATCTTTATATTCGGCCACCAATTCTTAGGGTCCTTCCAACTCTCAATACCAAGATCCTCGCCCCCACTACCGTAACCATATCCATAGTTATTCATATACTTACAAAGTACAACAAGCGTTCGTCAAAGTCAATAGTTAAAAAAACATGAAAATACAAACAGGATTAAGAACTAAGTTATTTAGAGACCCCAGAAACTTATCTAGATCAAAAAGATTTGGCGCGCCAGTAAACACCGCACTAATACCTGCTAACTTCGATCTCTACCCAGACGCAGAAGTCTTAGATCAAGTAGGGTCCACATGTACTGCATTTGCGTGCAAAGTGGCATCAGATAGGCAAGAGGGCATAAAGCAATCCCCGGAATACGCTTTCTACAAAACCCGTGTTTTAGAAGGCGGAAATCCCCATAAATGGGGTGCAGACATAAATGATGCCTTGAGAGCATGGTGTAAGTACGGTGGAATAGCCACAGAAGACTCACCATACAATTTTCACGAGCATGGACAGGAATATATCGAAGACCCTAAAAATTGGTCAGAATACAGCCATTTAGACGCAAAAGCCGCCGAACATAAGAAGAAGGCATACATGGACGCGGATGGCTACAGCTCTATGTATAACTCTATCCGTGCCACCATGTGGGAGTCGTTTCAGAAATACGACATAACGAAAAACCCATCAGATCTAAGACTCGTAATTGTCGGACTTTATTGGCAACCCGGATGGGAGCTTCATAAAGACGGCGTGCTAGATATTGGTAGCTTAGATAAAAGTATGCCCCACCTTTTAGTAGCAAGGGGATGCGCAGAGAAGCTAGGCTCATCACGAATAATCCTACACAACTCCTTCGGTAAATTTTACGGCGATAACGGGCTTTTCTACGCATCTGAATCTGTAATAAACAAATACGCATTTGAAGCTAAAGTTTTTGAAGACATAGACCCGGAAGAATTAAAAAAGCTACAATGGAGTTTTATTGCTATTCTCTACAACTACATCAAGCTTCTACAGACATATTTAAAAACTGTTGTACGCTAGTGATGTGAGGAAAAACAGACGCTTACGCGTCTGTTTTTTGTTTCCCTAGTAATGTTAGTTAAACAATACTGAAATTGATACATCCGGGAGATATTAAGCCTAGACCGAATATTCCTAATACAGATGTAGAACCTTGCGAAACGGAACCTATTATATCACAAATCTTCCGAAGAGTCAGCATAACAATCGGCACAAATTAACTCTCCGTCCGAAGATCGAATCCCGTACCCTTCATATTCTCTATTACAGCGATCGCAAAGCCTAGTCATTGTTTATATTAGCTAATTATAACCCTGTGTATAACTTTATTCAAGAGGTACGTTCGTCATGCTATACTGTAACTAATATAACGAACGGTCGTTGTATATTGCGAAAGGTCGTAATGATAATAAAGAACATGCAAAAGAGAAACAAAAAGACAGGACGCTATGAGATAAATAAAGCCTATTACGCCATGTTAGCAATGGCAGTAATTTACGGACTCATGCTCCTTACAGCATTTGCAATTAAAGCTTATGAAAAAATTTCTACGTTGGTTATTTAAGTGGACAGTACGGGGAGTAATAATAGCAGTTATAATGTCAGCAGTAGTTGGAGCCATCCTTGTAGGGCGGAAGATGGAGCAGGATAACGCTAAGCAAGCTCTTAATTCTAAAGACAAAGAAACAATGTCAATCATTAAGAACTACGAGGCAAAAGCTCAAGAGTTACTTCAAAGCCAAGACGAAAAAATTGAAGCATATAAAGACAAGCTCGTCTACGACTTAAAGAAATGTGAATCCCGGGATTATAAAGAGTCAGACGCACCGATCATTTTCGACTCTAATCAAAAGCCATCAGTAGGGCTTTGGCAGTTTCAAATCGAAACAGTCATCCTCTACTACAAAAAGCTCTACGGAAAAGATATTACCCGTAAAGAAGCTATTGAGGTGTCCATAGACGAAGAGAAAGCAAAGCAACTCGCGCACGATATAATCTTCTTAGACGATGAAAAAGGGGTGGGTAATTGGTACAACTGTATGACTAAATTAGACTTAAAAACAAAGGTCAATGTAATAAAAGAAATTCAGTAACCATGAAACACGCCATACCGTTAGGTTATGCAGTGAAAGAGTACAAAAGAAAAAAGCTAGAGCAAACCACACAGGTAGTAAAGTATTTTGTCTACGGAATAATCGGAACGTTTTTTGTTTGGTTACTGATAGTTCTTTTTCTTGCAATATGAAAACATCTCAATCGTACACAAGACGCAGATGTATCTATTGTGATAGACCAGAGACGTTAGACAGAAAAGGAGTTTGCGATACATGCGCAACGAGGATCTACTCACAAACGAAGATAGACATCCGTAAAAATCAATCATATATCACAGCCAATGAGGTAGCAGAGGACGAAGAATAAAGCCATGCCAACTAACCTACTCGAAGAATCATACATCACCTGCGACAGGTGCCAAAGACAAATAGCGGTCCTAGTTACTTCGGTTAGACTTTATCAGGTGCTGCAAGAGGAGCAGACGTTTGTAATAGCTTTGTGTTCAGACTGCGAAAAGAAAGAATTTTCAAGATAGAGTTATCCACAACTTAGCTAACGAACGTAGGTATATAATATCTTAATGAACGAAATAAATGTGAAAAATAGCAGTGGAGACAGGGAATACTTCACAATAATTCCCAACTATATTTTGAATCATTCTACAGCTATAGACCAAGCTCTTTACATGCAAATGAAAAGAGTCGCCGGAGACGGACAATGTGCCGTCTCCATTCGTTACCTACAGAAACAATTAAAGATTGGCAGAACAACAATTTACAAATCTATCAAGTATTTAGTAACTCATGGGTGGATTAAAAAGCTTGGAAAAATTGAGGTTAGAACGACAAAAAGAGGGGTACAAAAAGTAAACTGTTATGAAGTAGTGGATCTATGGGAATTAAACACTAAATATTACGTCCAAAGGGCTGTGGATAAGTCAAAGCAACGTGTTCCTAATGAAGAACACATCGAGCCAACGTGTTCCTTAAACGAACGCCAACGTGTTCCTGAAATGAACCATAAAGTAAGATCCTATGAAGTAAGATATAAAAAAAATAAAAAAATAACTGTGGATAACTGCAACAGAGGAGGCGGTTTTAAGTCTATCAAGGATATGAGCGAGGGCGAATTACGAGATCTTGTACAGAGGTAAAAACATGAATCAAATAAAAAATACAATTCTTCAAGGTGATGTAATCGAAAAACTTAAAGAAATACCAGACGAGTACGTTGATTGCATTATCACTTCGCCACCTTACTTTGGACTAAGAGATTACTCCGTGGATGGACAGATTGGTTTAGAAAAATCCTTGGAAGAGTATCTAAACAAAATGCTCGGCGTTACAAGTGAACTCAAACGAGTCTTAAAAAAAGAAGGTACGATGTTTTGGAATCATGGGGACAGTTACGGCACTGGAAGCGGATCAGGAATACGAAGTGGAAAACAAGCAACGAATCGCGGCACACAAACTAATGATAACTGGCAAAAAAACGGTAAGCAGAAAGTAGTAGGCTATGAAAAGTGTCTACTACTACAAGCTCATCGCCTCGCTCTAAGAATGATAGATGAGCAACAATGGATACTTCGTAATGTTATTATATGGCATAAACCTAATGCCATGCCTTCCAGTGTTATAGATAGATTCACTGTGGATTACGAACCCGTACTTTTTCTTACTAAGACCAGAAGTTATTACTTTGAACAACAGTTTGAACCGCATATATGGGCTGATAGAGACAAAAGGAGTGAAAGACATTGGAAGAACAACGATGCTAAAAGCGGAAAGATGACTCAACAAAGATACTCTATGAAGAGAGTATCCTATGGAAAACAAGGAAAGAATAAGCGTTGTGTTTGGAAGATACCGACTAAGGGCGTTAAGGAAGCTCACTTTGCAACATTCCCCGAAGCTCTTATAGAACCAATGATTAAAGCTGGATGCCCGGAAGGTGGTTTAATTCTTGACCCATTTATGGGAGCCGGCACTACTGCTTTAGTAGCAAAAAAGTTAAATAGAAATTATTTAGGTATAGAACTCAATCCGGAGTACATAAAGATAGCAGAAAAAAGAATACGTGAAGTACCGGACAAACTAATCTAGTAAAATAAACCAATGATAGAAAAATGTATGTTGTGTGAACAAGGAGTAATTTTTGAAGGTATCTGCATTCAAGAGGATAATAAAGAACTCTTCTTTTGCGATCAGTGTCTAGTCATTGTTAGTGCGATGGACGTCTTTATGGCAGGGATACAAAAGTTTATTCCTAACGGCAAGATGGCAATAGTGAAAGTCAGGTACGTAGATATGCACAAGGACAGCTCTTGCAATCAACGAGCGTTCGAGTTAGAGTAAAAACAATATGAAACAAGAAGGTAAAAGAATAATAAACCAAGCCGCTAGATCTCTAGGTAAACAGAGTTGGGAAAAAAGGCCGAAAAAGTTAAAGACTCGCTCCTACTTCAAAAAGATTAGAAGACTCGCAGTCCTTAAAAAACAAAAACATGGGGATACCGATGAGGCTTAGAAAAATAATCAATGAAGACCCGTATTACAAATTCTGCGCAAGAAGCAGCGAAGAGTGTAGCGGAAGGCTCACGTGTGAGCACGCACTAACCTACGCCGGACGCCAAGTAAATGACTTATTTGCCATTATACCGCTTTGTGAGTATCACCACCTAGGTAAAGGACTAAACAAACTAGAAAACCGCCGTATAGCCGTTTCTAGGGCTACTGTAGAGGATCTAGCGAAGTACCCAAGAGCAGATTGGTCCGTAATGTATCGAAAACCTTAATGAACAAAAGTCGCAACAAAAAACCAGAAATAAACCCTCTAAACTATTATGACGAAGTAAGCAGTCTTATTTCCATGAAAAAACCAATTTGGTCTATTGATAGATTTTTAATGAAGAAGTACGGACTAAGCTTTGCAGAAGCTTTCGTGGTTCGAAAAGAAGTAACAAAGGTCTTTGAAGAAAAACAAAAAAATGTCATTAAGTCATGAGTGTACAAAATGCAGAGAAGAGATAACTAGAGATTTTTGCTATTGCATAGAGTGTCTCGATAAGGAAAGGAAAGAATCTTATGAGGAGGGACGTAAAGATGCCTTAGAGAAAAAAGAACAGTAAACATATGAAAATAAAGAAAATTATATTTGCAGTTTTGTTTGTACTGTCAGTATCATTTGTCCCCCTACAGTCAAAAGCCTACGGAGGCGGTGGAGGTGGAGCAATGCCTAGTTATATTGCGGCTAAGTTTGTAATTAAAAACGAGAACGTAAAGACAGACGCGGAAGTTATCAAGAGCCTTATAGCACAGCTAGGAGTAGCTATTGAGGGAATCAATGAGTCAAAGCTACCTAATTTCTTAAAAGCTAGACTGTTAGAAAACATCATGGAAATACTAAGACAGCTCGCTAATCTCCTTTAACCATGAATAAATACCAATACATAAACAAAACACCAACATGGCTAGTACGCACACTTTATGTGTTTGGTATTGTTTCATGGCTGTTGGTTCTCTTTGGCTTTTCAGGGGCAGTTATAGCCGATCCGTTCTACCGTTACCTTGTTGCTCCAATACTTTTAGTTTTCACGGTTTATCACCTATTAAGCTTTTCACTCAATCTCTTCTACAAGAAATTTGACTTAAGAGCGCATAAGAGAAAAGTGTCGTCGTACTGGAATAACCATGAGGTACAACCTTCGATAGACGTATTTGTGCCAATATGTAACGAGTCATTAGAAACAGTTAAAAATACCCTTGCTCAAGTGAGCAGACTCGCCTACAAAAATTACAAAGTGTACATCCTCGAAGACTCTACAGAGCTACAAGAAGAACATAAAAGAGTATCAGACTACTACGGCTTTACTTTCTTAGAGCGTTCAAATAAAGGCGAAATGAAAAAGGCAGGCAACTTAAAGTATGCCTACGAAAATTCTGACAGTGAGTTTGTAGCAATATTTGATATAGACTTTGCTCCAGATCCGAACTTTCTTTACGAACTCTTGCCTTACATGTCCGACAAGAATGTAGGCATAGTCCAATCTCCTCAATATTTTGAGACTAAAACAAAGTTTGAAAAGGCAGCCGCCTATCTTGAGGAATTGTTTTACCGGGTTATTCAGGTATCAAGAAATAGAGTAGGCGGAGCTATCTGTTGCGGGTCCAATGCTATCTACCGCAGAGAAGCAATAAACGCCATAGGCGGGACGGTTCAGGTTGATGCGAGCGAAGACTCACGAACAGGCTTTAGAATGCTTGAGAAGGGCTATAAAGTCGAATACGTGCCAATTATATTAGCTACCGGAGCCAGCCCAGATAATGCCTACTCGTATTTTAACCAACAGCATAGATGGTGCAGAGGCAGGAGTCAGTTAGTTTTATCAGAGGAGTTTAAGCAAAGCAAAGCAAGCACAGTACAAAAACTTTGTAATATATCGGGTTTCCTTTCCTTCATTTGCAAACCACTAGAGCTTATTCTTTCTTTTCAGCTTTTTTATACACTTTTTGCATACAACGAATACATCTCATGGCAAAATGCCTTACCTTTCTACTCGTACATAGTTTTCTCATTCATTCTTTTGCCGCTATTCCACCTCGGTAAACTAAACAAAGAAGTATTCATAGCCTCGTGTATTCAGCATTTTTCGGCCACCCACGCGCTGATAAATGTGCTAAGAAATAAAGCCAGCGAGTGGGTAACTACAGGTTCTAAAATAACGAAAGTATCTTCCGCTTTTAAGGAGACAAGAAACTTAATGATTTTCTATGTCGCAGCCTATACATCCTTAATAGTCATGGCGGTTGTTACCGAAAAGATACATCTCTTTAACTGGAATTATTACTCGCTGCAATTTTGGGTATTTTGGAATCTGTTTTTTTTCTGGACAACGAGAAACTTATTACTAAAAAAGGTCGCTAACTAAAATAAATTTATGGGAGAAACAGAACAACCAAAGTTTTACGACGAAGTAGTACAGGAGCGTAAGAACATTAAGGAAGTAGCACAGTTTGTTTTAGCGTTAAAAGAGATGAGACAAAGCGCACCGCCAGACGATAACGAGAACAGAGGGGAAGTTATGGCTAACCTTACACTTGCATACAGACATCTCGAAGACGCAAGCATGAGGCTTGGTAAGGTCTTACAACATCTCGATGGTGGTAATAGTGTTTACGACAGGGATCAAACAGTAGGAGCTTAATATCATGATTAAAGTAATACTAGAAAACGGGCATATTTCAGCAGTAAGGATAGTTGCTTCATGGGTATTGTGTGTAATAGCGGGAATACTTATAGCTTTTTTATTTTCTCGTATAAGTTTTAAGTACAGCTACACCGTCTTTTACAGCTACCAAGACGAATCGGGGGATGGTGTAGGGTCTATAGGAATAAATACAGACGGTCCATTGAAACAAGAATCAATCCCGGAAATTCAAGCGGGTATCGCCGCAGAATTAAAAAAGACATTTCAGCTAACGGAAAACTTTCAAGCCGGAATTACGAATATAATCAGAATGCCAATTAAATGATAAAAGAGGGGGTAAAATTCAAAATTAAAATACCTTACAGAATCTCTCTGAATGACTTTTACGCCGGCATGAATATGTTTAAGCGGTCCAAGATAGCTAAGATTTACCACAGAGTTGTAAAGCTTGAAGTCAGGAAGCAGCTAATAGAGCCTGTAGAACAATACCCCATAGAAGTTTGTTATCATTTTTTCCTAAAAGGAAGGCTCTATGACTGTTTCAACGTTGTAGGCATGGCTAAGATGATCGAAGATGGCCTTGTAAGAGCCGGAGTGTTTAAGAATGACTCGCCTAAATACATTGGAGCTTGCCGGGTTTTAGTTTTTAAGGGAAACGATGAGGTTAAGGTATACTGGTAATATGACTAAAGAGTACGTGGAATACAGAGTAAAAGTTGAAAAAGAGTCCGATAGCATCAAGCTAGAGGCTCTTATAAGCGAGCTAGGACTTGAGACTCAAATAGAAATTGTTTCAGAAAAAATTAGCGATCACAAAATTCAATCAATACACTATGATTAAAGTATCAACGTTCAACTATGATAAATACGGTTTAGATGCCTACGAGAAATTTACGAAAGAACATGGGGATAAAATTGTCGATGGTGGCATAAGGACTTTTGAAAATAAAATTGTTATCGTATGGAATGACTCAAGCGACGAGGAGTTAAAAATCGAAAGATTAAGAATGTCCATAAAAGAAAGTATTATGGCCTTAGAAGCTAAAAAGGTCGCGGAGAGAGCTAGAGAAATGCAAGCACGAGCGTTTGTTCTTAGAGTAGCAGGAAACAAACAGGCAGAAACCGCAGTAGTTGACGCTGCTAATAACGTTCGTAGCATTGGCGAGATGATCTATTACACAAAAGAAGCTCTTAAAGAGTTGGAAAATGAAATCGAAGGAACTAAAGACAACGAAAATAAAGCCAAAGAAGAAGAGAATTAGAGATCCGCGTTGGGATGTTTTTTGGCAGTATTACCTAACCCCGGGGAGTCAAACTTTTGGGAACGCTCTTAGAAGTGCTTTACAAGCACAATTCTCAGAAACATTTGCTAAAACTATTACAACACAATTCAGAGAAGAAGACTCGGAAAAACTGAGAAGATTCAGGCTTTATAACAAGGCTGTAGAGAACATCGAACGTATGTTAGACCTACCAGAGACAACGATTAAAACAACTGATAAAGGAGACCAGATAGAAGTAGATAGCCCGACAAAAATTCAAGTAAAAGCCGACATGTCTAAGTTTGTTGCCGAGCGTTTAGGGAAGGAGCACTGGTCCGCAAGGAGAGAAATAACAGGTCCAGATGGTGAGGATCTTCTACCGGCCGAGCAAACCAAACTCAACAAGCTTTTCAAAGACAATGTACGAAGTAACAAAAGAAATTGAAGATGTTATCCTTAAAGGTAAACCGAAAGAGCGAGCCTATGTCTGTTCTAAAACATTCTTAGGATTCGCTCTTTACTATTTTTCGGACTACTTCACTTACAGACTCGCACCGTTTCATTTTGATTTTATAGAGGATATAGAAAACATAACTAAGCAGCGTGGTATGGCGGCGTGGATAGGATTTAGAGACAGCGCAAAAACTTCATGGGCTAAGATGGCTTTGCTTTGGATAGCGATTTATAAAAAGCAAGACTACATAATTCTCGACTCTTACGACGGCGGAAATTCAGAAATGGCCTTATACGACGTAACCGTGGAATTACAATCAAACCAAAAAATAATAAGAGACTTCGGACATCTTTATTTAGAAGACAGAAAGTACGAAGCAGAAAAGAAGATAAAACGAGTCTCTAAGTTCATTTTAAGAAACAAAGTTTTAGTCAGCTCGTTTTCTACCCAGCAGTCAGCCAGAGGTATGTTGTATAAAAACAAGCGTCCGGGTTTTATTATCTTCGACGACTGTGAAAATAAAAAAACTGCACTCTCAAACGCAATAACTCAAAAGATCATCGCTCACATAGACGAGGCACGTACAGCCGTAGCCACTGATACATCAATACTATTCCTAGGCAACTATATCCGTGAAGAAGGCGTAGTAGAACACATGATGAAGGTTGTTAATGCTAGTAGGGGGATGGTAAGAAACGTCCCGGTAATTATTGATAATAAACCCTCGTGGCCGGACAAGTACGAAATGACTGATGAGAAGGCCAGTGAAGTAAATAAAAAGCGACAGGAAACAGGTGAGAAGCCTAAAGTCTCGTTAGAAACAAAGAAGAGAGAACTTAATATCGAGGGCGGAAAGCTTTTCGAGTCCGAGATGATGAACGACCCAGCCTCGTCAGGCTTCTTGATCTTCGACAGAAGGAAGATAGATAGACTGATTAAAGAATGCGAAGAGCCGCTAGAAGACAAAGCGGGATTTTTACTTTGGGATAAATTCAACCCAGCTCATAGATACGGCATAGGCGCAGATACGTCTAAGGGTGTAGGTTTAGACTCCAACGCATCGGTGCTTATAGACTTTTCTGTTACTCCGAATGAGCAGATTGGCAGCTACGCAAACAACGAAATAGCTCCTAATATATTCGCTCATGAATTAAAAAGAGAGGGTGTAATGTTTGGAGAGTGTTTAGTGGCCCCGGAAAGTAATAATACAGGCGCGGCAACACTTACAGAACTAAGGAGTATATATCCTATTGAAAGCATATTTAGGCGAATGCAAACAGGAAAAAATATAAAAGTAGCCGATAAACCGACATTCGAGCTAGGGTGGGAAGCTAATAGCTCTACGGTGGCGGATGTAATGTTTCAATTAAAATCAGCAGTAGAAGACGGTAAATTAAAAATAAATGACATTCGTATTTTGAAAGAAATGCGCAGGTACAACCAAGCAGACTTGAACGAAGCAACAGTGAACGATCCTTTATCAACGAGACATTTTGACCTTTTAAGGGCGACAGCTATCAGTTACGCGCTGCGTACTCACGCTTTTGTTTCTAAAAAGAGTGAAGAAGAATACATCCAAGAACCTTATCAACCTTCCGAAAACGAGCGAGGAAACACTAGAGAAACAGTATTTACCCGCCATATAAACAAGGAATACAAACAAAGGTCGTGGGAAAAGAGCGAATTTGAACAATGAAGCTAGATGTCTTTTGCGAATGCGGTTACAGACAAGTTTTGAATACTCCAAGCAGTAAAAGATTTAAGGTAAGACAGTTTTTGCTTTTTCACGTTTGTACTAAGTGTAAACAACCTTTTAGAAAAGAAGTTTTTAAGGAATTCACAAATAAGTGGAAGTGTCAGTCTTGCGGTTTACCAGAGCCATACGCCAGAAGAAAGAATAAGAGTACACCAATTTGTTCGATGTGTTACATGCAAGCCTATCGGTTACATAAAATACACGCAAGCTAAGATTATGGTAATGAAGTCAAATACTTTTGCACAGGAAATGACGGAGCTTGCTATCAGGCTTCTTGAAGTATCTACTCAATATAAACGCCCAAGAATGGAGCGTATAAGACGCTACAGGGCTTTATACAACAATGAGACTAGGACTCAATACCGTATTAGATATAACGCCCCAATCCCTATTTTTTCGGGAATGATTGATACACTGCAAGCCGATTACGATGACGCTTTAATTATTAAAGCAAACGCCACTGATCCTGCAGACTGGATAGCCGAACAGAAAGCAAACGCAGCCATGGAAAAAGAGAGCCAGTCCATGCACCCGGATAAGATGTGGCAGCAGAAATTTAGATTAGCAAAGCAAGAAATGATTTTCACAGGAAGAGGAATACTCAAGTATTCAGCCTCTAACGAAAATGGTTACTCTTCCCGTCTTAGCAACACAACATACGAGCGTTTTCACTTTGAACCTCAAGGCGGCATAGATTCAGAGAGACATCTATTTCTCGGTGAGGAGGGTATATGGCTTTCTGAATATGATTTAGAGCAAGGCGTAGAGAACGGTATTTATGACAGAGACAATGTTAATTACCTCAAAGAAGCCCAGTTAAACGAGCTTAAAGCCGCTACAACCGATTATATGCGCGAAGCAGAATGGGCTAGGTTTGCTCCACTCGGTCTTAATCCACGTTCGCATGAGTTAGTTAGCGAAAAGATATTCCATTTTTGTGAGTTTGTTATTACGAAAAAAGGCATGAGATGGTATGTTCTATTCGAGCCCCTTTCTGGTAAATGGATCAGATTTGACAAGTATACGAATATAAACACAAGCGGTCTTTACCCATGGATAACTTTTGCTAGTCATCCAGACATGGAAAATTTTGCTTCAAAAGGTTTTGCAGATGATCTCTATCCTCACGCCATAACTATTGTGGATATGGCTAACACAGACTTTGAAGCTAGAATACGAAAGATGTCAGCTTCAAAAGCTTACGATCAAGAAATGGTAGTAAACCCAGCCCTCTTAGACGAAGCAATGATGGGACGAGATAGACTTGTACCCATGGACACAAAAGGCGGCACTCGACGATTATCCGAAGGTGTTTATGAATTTAAGACCCCGGAGGTGTCAGGAAACATAGACACAATCAATTGGCTTGAGGACAAAGTACAAAAGCATCTCGGAGTTACTGATTTACAACAAGGCGGTGCACAACCAACGAGTAAGAAAGTAGGAGTAATATATACCGAACAAGCAAACATCTCTAAAAGGCTTTCATACGCCGCACAGCCGTTTGTAGAGGCCGGACAACAGCTAGGACTTAGAGTTATTGCCGGATTAAAAGATTATCTCGACGAGCCGCTCTCTATACGTATCCTCGGCGAGAATGGTTATGAGTGGGACTTCTTGAAGCGTATAGAATTAAATACTAAGAAGGACTTGGAAATGTCCGTATCGAGTCAGGCAAAAGAAAACAAGCTTAATGAGTTAGCTAAGGCAAACCGTAAAGAAGCTTTAGGAATGCTTGCAAATGGCTCTAATCCTCTCGTATGGCAAGAATATGTAGCAAGGGACATCGGAGGCTATACAGAAGCAGAAATAGCCCGACTACTAGACTTAAAGACCAACACATCCAAAGAATCAGTTTCGCTCACATCTCAAGTCATTCAGGACATAATGCTAGGAAAAACCCCGGAGATTAACTACAAAGCGGATTATTATTTTATTCGTAAGTTGCACGATTTTGTTTACCAGAATCAAAATGACAAAAAAGTTAAGAAAAGGTACAAGGAGTTTATCTCATACATTGACCAGCATATGGATATAGCAGAAAGAAACGAACGCAGTAAAGCTCAAGAAGACATGAGACAAAATAAAAATATGGGCGGCGGGGCTATGAGCACAGAAAGCCCGGAGTCTTCCATGTTGCCACCTACAGCTAAAAATGCACCTGTTATCGCATGATAAATTCAGAAGAAGCCTTTGAAGATCACATCAACGAGGCTAAAAAACTTTATACAGACGAAAAAGATATAGATACCTTGAATGATTGGAAAAGGCTTTACCAAGACTTTAGAGCCGAGGATGATTGGCTTGAGCATCCCATGACTAAAAAACTAAAAGAAATAATACTTTTGGCTGTTAAACGCATCAACGAAACTCTAGCTTTACGCGAAGATTTACAGGATAAAGACAGATCTCTTTTATACGCAGAGCGCAGAGTCCATAGGCTTATGCTTGAAAAACTATCAAGAAATCCTAAAGCAGACATAGAAGCCATACTCCAAAACATCGAGGATCTAAAGAATAAAGACGGATGGTCGGTTACAAGAAATGAATAGAATCTAAAATTATAGATATGAAGATGTACTCTATTAAGCGCGAGAAGCGAGATAATGCTATGGAGATTGGTCCGATGATGCCATCGTTCCATATCAGCTTCAAAGACTTTCCTGATGCAAAAGACTGGAAACCGGGGAATAAATACCGGATTATCGTAGATGTTGAGCAAAGCTCTATGAACATCCATAAAGATAAAGGCAAGGAAGACGGCGGAGCCAGTTTTACTATAGAAAAAATAGGCGGTATGCCAGCGAAGAGCAAAAGGTATAAAAGGGAAAATTATGAAGAAGAATAAAATACAAAAGGTCATGAAAGAATATAAAGAGGGGAATTTGTATTCAGGTTCAGGAAAGAAGGTAAGTAGTCGAGACCAAGCAGTTGCTATCGCCATGAGCGAAGCAGGAAAGTCGAAAAGGTATAAGAGAAAGCCCTATAAATAAAATGAATAACTACGAAGAAAAAAAGTATTGGGATTTAGTAGATTTAGCAAAAGAGAGAGGTTATGACGTGCCAGTAGGAACTACAAAAGCAGATGTCATAGCTATGTTAGTGGAAGGAGATAAGGAAGAGAATCAACCAAAGGACGAGAAGCCGGAAAAGGAGGTCGAACCAAACATAATAAAGAAAGACGTAGGTAAGAATGTAAGTAAACTTATGCCATTAGATGCAAAACTTGAAAAAGAAATTGATAATCTTGATGACGACAAAGTTGTTTTAGAGATTATTCACGGAGCGCAAATTGGTTACGTAAGAGTATTTTCAGAAAAGGATCACGGAGAAGATTTTAAAGAACCAGCCAAATCGTTTGCCCGCAAATTTAAAGTAAGGATAGCTAATAAATAAGGGTAGCTCTTGGTCAGATGCTACAACAAGAGGCACTCTAACCTCTTTAAAAAAGTTTTATGGACGATGTAGTAAGGGCTCAAGAGGCCATGGGTATCAACGAAGATACCGAACAGGATCCGAAACCTGATGAAAAAAAAGAGGAAACACCAGAACCCCAGCCAAAGCCGAAGGCTGAACCCAAGCCAAAGTCAGAACCAGAGGATGGCGAAGACGATGACGAGGAGGAGGATGAGGATGAGGGTGAGGAAGAAGGTGAGGACGGAAAGCCCTCGAAAGCTCGCCGTCCGGTAAAGGAGGAAGATAAGGAAAAACCTAGTGCTAAAGAACGTTCTATCTTTAAGCAACTTGGTGAAGTGCAATCAGCCATTAAGTCTCTTACTGATGCGGTATCAGCTATACAGAAACAAAGCGGTGATGACGATAAAAAGTCTCCCAAAGCTAATCTTAACGAGCTGAAAAAAAAGCTAAGTGAGAAACACGGAATGGATGAGGAGTCTGTTTCTGATCTTCTTAATCTAGCTGTCGAAGAAGTCAAAGAGTATTTAGACTCTTCTGGTGTCTTGAGGAAAGATTTACCAGAAGACGTAAAAAAGAAACTTGACGTTGTAGATAAGCTTAGTAAGAAAGACGAAGATAACGAACAAGTTCAGTCCTTCGAAAGAGAGTGGACTGATAACTTACCTCAATTGAAACAACACTTTCCTAATGCCAAAGCAGAAGATCTTGAGGAGGCGAAAAAGATCGTAGATCAAGTAGCCCACTCTAAGAAATTCCACATCTACCCGCTTGACTACGTAATTTGGAAAAACCTTGATAAGCTCAAACCTATTTTAACCAGACCCGCCACTAATAAGGGCGTTGAAGGATCAGGTAAGGCTAGAGCAGGTGAAGGTAAGGAAGAAATACCAGCAGGCATCAGTCCTGATTCATCCCCGGATGATATGAAGAAGTACGAACGCGCTTCGCAATCACTTCTTCAAGAGGACAGCGGACGTTTTCTAGGCAATTAGAACCCTTTGCCCTTTAACTTTAACTTAAACCTAGTATGTCCGATTTTAATACATTGACATATAAGGACGTCTTCAAAAACCGCTATCAGTTAGCGTTGTGGAAAGAAGTCGTCTTCCCGGTTTTCGCGGATGTTAGATTCTACGACAAACTGGAGAAGGGCCAGCAAATCAAATGGTCCTATAGTTCAGATCCACGCATTGGCTCACTTGGTTCGGGCGGTTCGTACTCTGTAAATGCTAAAACACTCACAGACGAAACTCTTACTGTCAACCAAGAGCCATATTCAGCAGATCGTATTCCAAGGAGCGAGCGCATTCTCGATCATCGTCCGACACAAGAAAAGTGGGCGAGAGATCAGGTAAACGCTGTTACTTGGAAGATGGACGCCGACGTTCTTAATCAGATCAGATCTGGTGCATCAGCTACACTTGATGCTTCCGATGGTTTCGGAGGTTCAGCCGGCAGTCCTATTACTCCAACATCTTCAAATGTCGAGCAGATCTTTACTAACTCGCTTGTTAAACTCATGCTTAACAACGCAGTGAAGAACGGCTTGAATACTACGAAGGTTTATAAAAACTTTCGTAAAGAGGATATGGGAGACAGGATGCTAGTTGCTGCTATTTCCGCAGAACTCTACGGCTACATGCTTTTAGCTCTTGGTAGCCGCGGTCAGGGGATCGGAGATCAGACCTTGCGGAGCGGTTATCTTGGTTTTATCTATGGCTTTAACGTATTCGTATCAAACTCTTTGCCAATGACCATTGACTACATCGTAGCCTCTGGTAACGCAACGAACGGTGATACCTTTACGTTTACCCTTGGTTCAACCTCGGTAACGTTCACGCTCACATCCGGTTCTGTAACCAACCCGGGAGACATTAAGATCGGTGGTTCAGCAGCTCTTACAGCCGCTAACATCGCTGATTCTCTTAGTGCGCCGTTTACGGCTTCTTCGGGTGTTTATGAGCCATTCGTAGCATCTGCGCTTAATGCCACCCAAGCCAACTTCTTGAACATGCTTAGTGCTTCGGATTCGTCCGCAACAGTAACAATCACGATTCAGGGACATGGTAAGGTAACAGTAAGCGATACAGCTGCATCAGATGGTTTTGATACTTCTACAGGCATCGTTCACAACCTCATTGGTACTTCACAGTCCATTGCAGTTGCGGAAGCTCTTGCGCCAGAAGTAGAAATCTCATCCGGTAAGATTCTTGCAAACGGGTCGTCAGGCGGTTATTTAGCGAGGGATATTGTAACTTCTGCCTACTATGGTCGTAAGATGTTTAGGCATCAGACGCGATTCATGGTAGATGTGAAGATTGCATATTCAGCTCTATCAGCCCCGCAAGTAGCATTTAACTAAGGTCGTAATCCCTAAAACAAACCTATGACTAAGACATTAACTTATACTCTTGCTGTCCTAGCAGCCGTAGGAGTCTTTGCTCTAGGTTTTACGGCAGGAGTTAAGAATGCTCGAGACGTTCTCAAAGAAGACTCTCAAGCAGGCGCAGGCGTGCGCTACGACGCATCAAAGTTAGTTGGCGATGTGTATAACGGAGTTAGCGAAACTAAGATGATGAGCGGTGGGTACTTTGTCGGTCCTATCAATACGAGCAACGATGTTACCATGACGGGAACACTCTTACTCGATTCTATTGGTCAGGGTCCGCTTGAAATATCTGCTACTACCACGCCACAGACGCTTACAGCCGCACAGATTTGTACTTACAATAGCGTAAATTGGCCCGCGTCTACTTCGACAGGATCAATTACACTTCCAAGTGCAAGCGCGCTTCAAGCAGATTGTTTGGATGAAGGCTATAGGGATGTTGTGTTTATGAATAATTCGGCATCAGCCACGAGTTCATATTCAATAACAGCCGGAGCCTCAACCACACTTGTTTTCGCTTCTGGTACAGCGAACGCCGCAGTCTTATCGGGAGACGCCGTGAGTCTTAGATTCTTATTTGCCACAGCATCGGCAGATCCAACTATGATTCGCATTCTCTCTACGAGCTTCAAGTAGTGCGTTCTTTCTCATCCCTAAAACCTAGGGATGAGGATAGAGAGCATTAGTTACAAAAAAAATTCATTTGAGATAATTACCATATGGAAAATAAAAAGCTTCTCTTTGTCGGACTCTGTTTACTTGCTATAGTGGCAGGTGTTCTAACCGGAATAATTAGAGAAAAGACTAATCAAGCTGGTGCGCCTACTTCAATACAAAACGCAAGAAGCTTTTCTCATGCCTCTTCAACTTGTTCAACCACGGCTTCTCAAGTAGTTTCGGCAAATTCCGGCAGATTGAAACTCATACTTACAAACTTGGGTACAGCCTCAACATCTATATGGGCAATATCAACATCTACCGGAGTGGTAGCAAATTCGGGTATGACTTTATTCGGAAATGGAAGTACCTTAGAACTTTTGGCTGGTAATGATCCCGACATCGGTCATGAGTTTTGGTGTAGGACTGCTGCGGGAAGCGTTCAATTAACGACATTCCAAGCATTTTCTTACCCATAACATGACAAAGAAACAAAGCACACTATTAGTAACAATCTTCGCGTTATTTGCCATAGCTTCAATAAGCTACGCAAAACTTAACAACGTACCTCAAGGTGGTAGCGGAAGTGGAACGTCAGATCACGGAGCATTAACAGGATTAACCGACGATGATCACACTCAATATCTTTTACTAGACGGACGTTCACCTAATCAATTTGTAACTGGTACAATAGTATTCGGAGCTACAACTACCCTAAATTCAGTCTTAAACTGTACACAAGCATTAGAAACAGATGCGAGCGGTAATATCTATTGTGGAACAGACCAAGCAGGCGGCGACGGTGGGGCTTGGCAGACTGTAAGTACAGATGTCAGTCTAGTAACCTCAACCAATTCCGTAACGCTAGGCGGCAGAAAAGTTACTCTTAACAACGACCTTCAAGTAGCAGCAACTTCGGCTATTGCAGACTATACAACAATCAACGCAGCTTATGCGGTGGTTTCTTCAACATTTGCAGGTGATAAAACAATCAGAGTAACAGACGGCGCACACGCTCTTACAGCCGCAACCGGGCTTATTCTCTCGACTCAAGATACAAGAATAATCGGATCGGGTAGGAGTATCACGCGGGTAGACTTTACCTCAACCACCGGTCAAGCAATAAGGCTCGGCGGTGCAAACGATATAGCATCGCAGAAACAAAGATTAACAATTGCAGACTTAACATTACAGCAGCAGTCTGCAACGAATGGAACAAGTATAGGTATAAACGGTTCTTATTTCACTAAATCTTTAATAGACAATGTAGAAGTTCTTGGCTTTCAGACAGGCTATTATGCGAGTGGAACGGGGCATCATTATAACACTCTAAATAATTTTTATGCTCAACCTACTGGTACTCCAGTAAACTATGGCATATACGTAGACGATCGAGCTATTTTCAACTCAATGGAGGGTACTTCTAGGATTCAGGCCGCGTCTGGTACGACAGTCTGCGGATATTTTAATGCTCATTCATGGCTTATAAATAATTTCAATTGTGAAACAAGAGCAGCGGTAGGTTTAGACATTGGTCCGTTGGCACACGATACAACTATTATAAACCCCTACATAGAGAGTAACGGTATAGGTTTAAGGATAGCCAATAGTGTCGAGGGTGTTGTAGTAGTAGGCGGGTTCATTGCAGATGATCTAGTTAATGAAGGTAATGAGCAAAACTTCGTAAACAACGGTTGCGGAGACTGCGGTATTTTAGGCACTAGGATTGAATACACCCCAATATGGGCTTTACTTGGCATGACAAGACCGCTTGTGGTAAGCAATGGCGGATCTTATGCCGTAGCAACAACAACCCAAGGCATTCAGATTAACGATAACGATTCCGGCATAAACAACATGCTCGTACTTAATAGCTCATCTTCCGCAGCCTCACAGGAGTATGCAATCACGGCTATGAATACGAATACGGCCGGTAACTTTTCACCTTTCAGACTTAGGGGCGGTCCCGGTTCAGGCTTCAACAACTCGCACTTCTCTATTGATGTGGCAAACGGAACGGGTAGGGCTTTGACTCAAGTAGCTAAGTTTACTGCCTCTACAGCCACCACAACGATATTCCTAGGTACTTCCACATCCCCCTTGTGTTTAGTAGGCGGCGATAGCGACGGTTCGGGTCTCACATATATAACTGTAAACGATGGTGTGATAACTGCTTCAACGGATCCATGCAGCTAGAATATGAAAACAAAACAAGTTTTTACCTATATAGCTCTGGGTATATTATGTCTCCTAGTAACAGGCTTTTCTTACAAACTTTTCTTTTCAATAATTGACAGCCGTGCAGGTGTTACGAGTAGCACTATACCGCCGCATCTCCTCTCATGGATTGAGCAGGAAGTACAAGGCTCTGGCGGTCAAGGCAGTGTTGTCTCGGAAACATTTGAAAGCTACGGCGATAATGTATTACTCACAACATCAGACGATTACAACTTTGCCTCTTTCCCAAATAGAGGTAGTGGCGGAGCAACTAATTCGTCAACCATATTCGAGGCTGATACCGGATGGCTTTATACAGATGTAGATGCTTCTGGTACGGTCTGGGCCTATTCCGGCCGACCGATAGACTGGGCTGATAAATACTTCTTTAGAGTAAATACTCAAGCAAACTTAGATGTCGCGGATCAGGTAGTTTCATTCAACTACAAATCAGCCGCATTCGGGGCCGACGGTTACGGAGTGGAGGGCGGAGACGCAACAGACATATGGATGCGCTATCAGAATCAATACTGGCTCTATGTAGTTCAATTCGATCGCACAAATAACTGTATTGTGGCAAAAAGAAAAGTACCGGCTGGTGAGGCAGCAGATTACGGCGGAAACGACTCTCATATCTCTAACAAAGGTGTTTATTACACGCTTTATACAAATTCCAACCAACCGATATTTGGAGCTGGTCAACAGTGTATCTCATGGGCTGGTGTTCAATCTCTCTTGAGCGCAGAATCAGGTAAACCGGGTTTTCCTAACCTAGCTCACGACGGAACATCAGCAACTGGAACGGTGTATAAATTCGAGGCAAGAGCCACAACATACAACGGAGGCGGAGCTTTTAATTACGTCCAACTCCAATTATTTAGGGGTAATGTCTTAGTAGGGAGCTGGGTGGATAACAACTTAGGAACAAACGCAGGCGGTCAAACATTTCAAGCAGATTGGAATGCTGGCTATTATAATGCTGTACCCGGCTCATCTACAGCATGGGGTTACCCAATCTATACAGCCGGAGCCACAGGACTTAGAGCCGATAATATCAAGGTTTGGTTTGATAACTTTTCGTACAATGCCATCACAGAATCCCCTATAGTAACCATAGGAGGCTCTCTAAGCATGTTAGAGCCTTCTTTGAATGTTTCTATAGGTTCAGGCGGTGGATCGGGTTTTAAGCTCGTTGTGGCGAGTGGCACGACACTTTTTGGAGTCAGAGATAGCGGAGTGTCCTCTTCTATTGTATTTGGCAGTTCTACAAGGCCCGCTTGTTTAAGTCTGGCCGATACAGACGGTTCAGGCGTCAGCTATTTAAGCGGAAATAATGGCAATTTAAGAGTCTCTAGCGATGGGTGCGCGAATGCTCAATATCCGACAAATAGGTGGGTAAGTCCATTTCAAGGTGGAAATGCTGTAGCTGCGACAAGTAATGCTGCTCCTGCTTCTTCCACACTTCTTCTTCATGAGGTAGAAATACCACAAGTTTGTAGAGTAGACCGTTTAGCAATCATTCAAGGTGGTACAGGCACAACAGCCGATCAGTTTGGGGTAGCCATCTACGGTCCAATCGTAACCGAAGAAACAGCAAGCGGTACTCCTAAACTTGTTCAAGCTACTTCTACCTTCAACGGAGTCTCAACAAATTCCGCTACGGTTATTACTATTCCAACAACCACATTACAACCCGGCAGGTATTACGTGGGCTTACAGTTCTCTACTACCACAATCACATACATGAGACACGCCAACCAGACTCAAGTAGCAGGCTGGTTAGGCACAATGAGCGTTTCAGGAGGCTACAACCAAATATTACCGTCTTCAATTACTAATTTCACAAGCACAGGATCTAACGGAGCTGGCATAAGATTGCGTTGCTCATAGTTACGAAATACAGTAATTTGTTTTAATAAAGGTAATGATAGATAAAGATTTCGCAAAAAGTCTCCTTTGGGCGGGTTCTGTAATTATAATCATAGCTTTAATACTGAATCATTTTTCGTCAGGTTCATTTTTTGGTGCTAGTTCTAGGAGTAGGTTATCAATAGAATGTGGCGACCCTTTCACGATTGAGTACCCAACGTCCACGGCAAATTTTGAAAGACAAATTTTAAGATGGCCGGGAGTTACTACAACAATCTCTTCGGTAAAGGTTCTCAATAAGACTTTAGGGGACACAGTAGGATTTAATCTTTTTATAGGCTCTAATTACCAAGACGCGACAAGTTCAATGAACGCCGTCTTTACTTCTTACCAAACAGGTAACTCCACAACCACAGGGAACATACTCACACCTAACGGAAGCACTACAATCAACAGCGATCAGTTTCTTATGACAGATGTGTCCGTCGGCTCGTCTACTAGGTTTATTCTTTCGGTATGCGGATATTAAAAAAGAATGTAGCCGCTATTGTAGCATCAAGTCTAATTTTTGGCGGAACAGTTTTTGCTCAAAGAGTTGATCAAGACATAAACCCCTTTATAGATAAGGGCAACGTCTATGAAATAGCCGTTAAGAAGGATGATGCCGGACAGACTAACAAAGTGGAAATAGCCAAAGACAAACCGGAAGTAACACTTTCTAGGTGGAATGGTGAGGAGTCTATCACAGTCAGCAGGGCTGGCGAGTTTAAT